ATGAGAACTGGGGATGGGTGGACCTTAGAGGTTCGGGGGTCACGAGAACTAGAGACGGTTATCTTCTTGATCTCCCCCAACCTATTCCACTCGATTAAACTATGACCAACATTCATCAGATGCGTGAAGCTGTAAAAACAATGTATCCAAACGAGAATTGGGCCGTACAAGTTGATCGAATGGCTGACGATCAAGTAATCGCGATATATCTGAAGAATTTGGAAGACCCCAACCCATTGCCTCAAAAGGAACAGCCGCCTCAACAAGGTAGATTATTTTAAGGAGATTATGATGTCGTTCTCAGGGGCACTTGCCCGAACAATGCTAAAACTGGATAAGAATTCGCCCGCGATCTTGTTCGGTGCAGGAGTCGTGGGTGTTGTTGGTAGTACAGTCTTGGCGTGCAAGGCTACTTTGAAGCTCGAAGAAGTCTTGGACGAAGGAGCGGACAAGCTGAATACCGCTCGCACGCTCGAGCATCGTGAGTACACCGAAACCGATCGTGTAAACGACGTGAGGATCATCAAGATCCAGACTGGTGTGAAGATTGCGAAGCTTTATGCTCCGGCGATTGGTCTGGGCGTTGTATCTATTGCAGCACTGACAAAGTCACACGATATTCTGTCCAAGCGAAACGCGGCTTTGATGGCAGCCTACAAGGCCTTGGATGAAGGATTCAAGAGATATCGTGCGAGAGTAGTTGAGAAGTACGGAGAAGATGAAGATCGTAACTTTCGCTACGGTACCCAGGAGGTTGCCGTTCTCGACGACAAAGGGAAAGAGCAGTCGACTTGGCGCGTTAGTAACGATATACCTTCAATTTATGCTCGTTTCTTTGATCAGACATCTACGTCTTGGTCGAAAGAACCAGAGTATAACCGCATATTTCTCAACTGCCAGCAGAACTATGCAAACGATCTTCTCAGATCCCGTGGCCATGTCTTTCTGAATGAAGTTTATGACATGATTGGGGTTGAGAGGAGTAAGGCTGGTTCTGTGGTTGGCTGGCTGCTTGCCGATCAAAATGAGAACTATGTTGATTTCGGCATATTTGATGATGATCGACAGATCATTCGAGATTTCGTGAACGGTAAGGAAGGTTCGATTCTTCTTGATTTCAACGTTGACGGAGTCATTTATGATTTGCTTAATCGAGACAAAGTGGAGGAGAAGCTGTCATGGCAACTGAGCAAGTAGCAGAGCAGGCAGCTGAAGGTCTCGATGAGGTTGCTGTCACAGTCGAGAAGGTCGCAGACGCAACTCGCCGTATAACGGGACGCGATGTGTCGTTTCTTTCTATTGGTTTCACCGTAGGAGTTGCAGCAGGATTTGCCGCCGGTTTCTATATTGCCGAGCATCGCCTCAAGACCAAGTACTCAAGATTGGCTTTTGAGGAGATTTCTCGGATTCGGGAACACTACTATGGTGAAAACAAGAAGCAATTCCCTGATCAGGATAAGCCTCCGATCGATGAAGTAGTTGTCGAGGAACGTCCTCGTCCTACTCGTCCATCGGTTCCTGTCTCAGAGCCCAGGCGAGAGAACGTCTTTCAGGGTACTGAGCCGGGCGAGGAATGGAACTATCAGAAAGAGATCAGTATGCGGACAAAGGACGCTCCGTATATTATCCATCTCGACGAGTTCCGTGAGAATACTGTAGAGCACGATCAGGTTACCTATACCTATTACGAATCAGATGATGTCGTGTCTGACTCAAGAGATCAGAAGATTGAAGAGCCTCTTGATGAAACATTTGGGTTGGGTAACCTATTGAAATGGGGACACGGATCCAACGACAGTAACATTGTGTATATTCGCAATGAACGACTCGGATTGGATTTCGAGATTCTTCGAGATCGTGGAAGTTATGCTGAGCAAATAAGTGCTGCCATTCGTCATTCGGCCAGTAGACAACGGATACCTCGGGCGAGACAGCGATTCGACGATGAGCAGGACTGAACAGACATATTTCAGATGGCTTGTTCACCAATCACACCTTGAAGAACCATGGCAGAAACGATATCTCGGGTTGTTCAACGAGATGCACCACAAGGAATTCATCTGGTTAGTACCGCACGATGACAATCGTATATCAGATGGATTCGAGCTCCGATACGAGTTCTTGGACGGGCGTCACCATACATTTCCATTTGGGGTCTCATTTTTGGAAGTGTTGGTGGCGCTCTCTCGACGAGTGGCGTTTAATGCCGGTGGTGAGTCTGAGTGGTGGGCATGGAAGCTGATTGAGAACATCGGTCTCGACAAAGTCGAAGGCATTGAACTGAGTCCGGTCGACAGGATAAAGATCAATGATGCTCTCGATCGAGTTATAGAAAGACGTTATAAAGAGAACGGTGAGGGCGGATTCTTCCCGTTGCCACACACGGATGAGGATCAAAGGAAAGTTGAGATTTGGTATCAAATGAGTGCCTACATCATGACCGTAGTTGGCATTTGAGAGACATTTGAAATCCCTTTAAGCGCGATGGAGTGAGATCATGAAGGGAGCTGAGTGGATTTCTATCGGATCCTAAGTAGGATAACGAAGAGTGGCGATCGGGAACTTTACCCTGAATTTGTCATTGGTCGTTCCAAGGATCTGATGGTTCGTGGCCGGTCCTTCTATGCCATTTGGGATGAGGAGGATGGCTTTTGGTCTCGTGATGAGTATGATGTGCAACGTATTGTGGATGACGATCTGCAACACGAAGCTGATGAGCAAAAAATCCCTAAATCCAGAGTCAAGTTTCTGCGTAACTTCAACTCTCAAGGTTGGACGCAGTTCAAGAAGTTCATAGCTCAGATAGGTGATAACAGTCATCAGCTTGATTCCAAGATCGCTTTTAGCGATACTGAGGTAAGAAAAGAGGACTATGTAAGTCGCAAACTTCCGTATCGCTTGGAAGAAGGTGACATCTCAGCTTGGGATGAGTTGGTTGGTACATTGTATTCCGTTGAAGAACGGGCCAAAATTGAATGGGCAATTGGATCCATTGTTGCTGGAGATTCAAAGAACATACAGAAGTTCTTGGTCTTTTATGGACCAGCGGGATCGGGTAAGTCAACCATCCTAAACATCATTGAAAAGTTGTTTGAAGGTTATACCACTACATTCGAGGGTGCTGCTCTAGGAAGGAGCGACAGTCAGTTCTCCACGGAATCCTTCAAACATAATCCATTGGTAGCAATCCAACACGATGGAGACCTATCAAAATTAGAAGATAATTCTCGCCTGAATTCGATTATCTCGCATGAGTACATGACGATGAACGAGAAGTACAAGGCGAGTTATACATCTCGTGCTGACGCTATGCTGTTCATCGGTTCAAATCAGCCTGTGAGAATCTCAGATGCAAAGTCTGGGCTTATTCGCAGGCTGATCGATGTTCACCCAAGTGGTGTACGTATTCCGGTGAGACATTACAATGCCCTGATGAGTCAGATAGACTTTGAATTGGGCGCGATAGCTGCTCATTGCCAAAAGGTATATTTGGAAATGGGCAAGAATTACTACAACGATTATCGGCCTCTTGAAATGATGTTGCACACGGACGTGTTCTTCAACTTCATTGAGGCCTATTATGATGTGTTCAAGACAGAAGACTGCATCACGTTAAAAGATGCTTACACGATGTATAAAGAATACTGTGCTGATGCAGGAATAACCCGGCCATTGCCACAGTATAAGATGCGTGAAGAACTCCGCAATTACTTCGATGACTTCAAGGATAGAGCAGAATGGAAGGGCGAACGTGTTCGTAGCCTCTATTGCGGATTCAATGCTGAAAAGTTCAAATCACCTAAAGGTGGTGAGATCGATGAAAAACGAGCTTTCTCATTGGTCATGGACGAAACTGTATCAATATTGGATAAAGCACTTGCACGACAGCCTGCGCAAGCGGCTACTGAAGATGGTGTTCCTGAGTCAAAGTGGGCAAATGTCACCACAACACTATCGAACATCGATACATCTCAACTGCATTTCGTAAAAGTACCTGAAAACTACATCGTAATCGACTTCGACTTGAAGGAGCAAAACGGTCACAAATCGATCGAAAGGAACCTGGAAGCGGCGTCTCAGTGGCCTGCGACGTACGCAGAACTCAGCCAATCAGGAGAAGGAGTTCACCTCCATTACAAATTCAAGGGGGACCTCTCTCTACTCTCGAATACCTACTCCGACGGTATCGAGATCAAGACATATTCGGGAGACGCTTCGCTTCGAAGAAAATTGTCGAAGTGTAATGCGGTACCTATCGCGCAGATAAGCAGTGGTCTTCCGCTCAAACCAAAGAAAGAGAAGATGCTTAAGGCTAAAACCATCACAAGTGAAAAAGGCCTTAGAGATCTCATTGAGCGGAATCTCAAGAAGAAGATCCATCCAGGCACGAAGCCGTCGATTGACTTCATAGCGCATATTCTCGAGGAAGCTTATGAATCCGGGATGTCTTACGACGTCTCAGATATGCGGTCTAGGGTATTAGCCTTTGCCAATAATTCCACCCATCAGGCCTCTATATGCATCAAAACTGTTCAGATAATGAAGTTCAAGTCAGAAGAAGGTATTGAGTCTGACTGGGAAGCCGAAGTAGAAGTAGAAGACGATCGAATGGTGCTGTTCGATGTCGAAGTCTACAAGAACTTGTTTGTGGTCTGCTGGAAATTCAAGGACGATCCCAATGTTGTAAGAATGATCAATCCATCGGCATCTGAGGTAAATTCACTATTCAAGTTGAAATTGGTTGGATTCTATAACAGGAACTATGACAACCATATTCTCTATGCTGCTTCGCTCGGTCGCACCAATGAGCAGTTGTTCAAACTGAGCCAACAGATGATCGTAGAGAACAAGGCAAGTGCAAAGTTCCCCATAGCCTATGGCCTCTCATATGCCGATATTTGGGACTTCAGCTCAATAAAGCAAGGACTAAAGAAATTCGAAATCGATCTTGGTGTCCATCATATGGAACTTGATCTACCGTGGGAGGATCCGGTAGATGAAGCCGATTGGCCAAGAGTAGTCGAGTACTGCGCAAATGATGTCAAGGCAACGGAGGCAGTACTTGAAGATAGATGGGAAGACTTCGTTGCTCGTCAAATTCTAGCCGAACTGAGTGGGTTGACCGTTAATGATACGACACAGAAGCACACAGCACGGATCATCTTCGGGAACGATAAGAACCCGCAGCGTCTATTTCAATACACCGATCTTTCGGAGAAGTTCCCTGGGTATAGTTATTCATTTGGCAAGAGCTCCTACCGAGGGGAAGACCCTGGTGAAGGAGGCTATGTCTACGCTGAGCCAGGAATTTATGAGGGCGTTGCCGTACTTGATGTGGCTTCAATGCATCCCACCTCGATCGAAGCTCTCAACCTCTTCGGCCCATATACCGAAAGATTCTCAGAACTGAAACGTGTGCGTCTGGCAATCAAACGACGGGACTTCGAAGCCGCCAGGGGAATGCTAGACGGACGTTTAGCTCCATATTTGGAGAATGAAGAAGGAGCAGACAAGCTCGCTTATGCCTTGAAGATCGTTATCAACATCGTCTATGGCCTGACGTCGGCCAAATTCGACAATCCATTCCGCGATCCTAGGAATAAAGATAACATCGTCGCCAAGCGAGGCGCGCTCTTCATGATCGACTTGAAACACGACCTGCAAGATGCCGGTGATCAAGTTGTTCATATCAAGACGGATTCAGTGAAGATCCCAAACGCCACTCAGGAAGTGATTGCAAAGGTGATCACATTTGGATCCTTCTACCTGTACGAATTCGAGCATGAGGCAACTTACGACAAGTTCTGCCTTGTGAACGATGCCGTTTACATTGCTCGTGAGGGGACCGAATGGAAAGCGGTTGGAACACAGTTCCAGCATCCCTACGTATTCAAGAGTTTATTCTCCGGAGAAGAGATCACTTTTGACGATATGTGCGAGGGCAAAACGGTGGTTCAGGGAAGTATGTATCTCGATAAAGAAGAACCTGAAAAAGGTAAAGCCCTCGTTTATCATAATATGCGTCATCTTGGCCGTACAGGCCGCTTTGTTCCTGTTCTCGAGGACGGTGGTACTCTGTATCGAGTCAAGGACGACAAATACTATGCCGTTACAGGCACCAAAGGCTTCCGGTGGATGGACGCTGAAATAGCCAAAGAGATGCCTGACTTGAAGATCGACATGTCATATTTCAATAAGTTGAAGAACGATGCTATCAAACAAATCGAGCAATTCGGCTCATATGAGGAATTTGTGAAATGATCATAAAGTGCCCGTTTTGTAAAGTGATTGGCGGGTTAGTCAAACTTGGTCCGGGCCGTTATATCTGCAGAGGGTGTGGCCGAATTGTGAAGGAGGATTAGTGCCTGCTAACGATAACACAGTCATCATGGAGGGCGTCAGGATTGTATTCCGTAACTTCGCAGGTAAGGAAGGGCAATACAACCGCGAAGGGGATCGTAATTTCGCGGTATTACTTGACGATACCGTTGCAAATTCAATGGCAGAAGACGGCTGGAATGTCAAATGGCTCAAGCCTCGAGAAGAAGAAGCCGAAGAATCCGCACAAGCCTACCTTCAGGTGTCTGTCAGCTATAAAGGACGCCCGCCGCGCATCGTGCTCATAACCTCCAGGGGTCGTTCCAACCTTGATGAGAATCAGGTTGAGATGCTTGACTGGGCTGACATCACGAATGTTGACCTTATTGTGCGGCCTTATGAGTGGACTGTGAACCAGAAAACGGGTATCAAGGCGTATCTCCAGAGCATCTATGTCACTATCGAAGAAGATCCACTGGAGCTGAAGTACGCTGAATTAAATCAAGCCTAAATCGTCACTACTGTAAGGATTGATATGCAGTCTCATTCCGTCACTCGGAAGTATGTACGCAAACCTCTCTACGTAGATGCAGTTCAGGTCACTGAGAGTAACTTCTCCGATATCGCTAGATGGTGCTTTGGTGAGATCGGTAACATAGACGAGTCTCCAGTAGACCGTAGCCGTGATGTAGAGCCCACAAAACAGTATATTCATGTCCGTGTTCATAACCCTAAGAACAGTCGCCAGACCAAGGCGTTTGTCGGTGATTGGATTCTGTACACTGAACGTGGGTACAAGGTCTATACAACCAAGGCATTCACTGCCAATTTTGACCTTGTGGAGGCTAGAGCTGCGTAAAGTTAGGAGGTGGTTTAATTTGGGGCAGCAGGACAACGGTAGTGACGAGAATGTCAATTCGATTGTTGACATCAAGAAGTTTCTGTCGACGCCAGAGAACCCTCTGACAACGAAGGAATTTCAGGAGTTCTGGTCTTCTCTTTCTGAGGAGGAGAAAGAGGAGTACCGGAAGACTCCGCTGAAATAGGGTAAGTGGTCGTGTAGCCGGTAAAGGGTCGTCCGTCGAAAGGCTTCTGCGACAATACCTACCACAACTCTATTTATATTCCTCTACCAAGGAGTAAGTTTGCTTAATTTCGTCGCCAGCATCATGTTGGTCTCTACTTTGCATGTCTCTGACTGCAAGAAGACGTTTACGGGACCGATGATTACTCGAGCAATTAACGCAACATACTACGGTACGAAGACAGTACGGCCAATCGAAAAGCGTCGGTTAAGGCGTTACATTCATTGTGCCCGGCCGAAAGTGGGTAAGTCGCGTATGCGGCACTACTGGAAACAGGCTGAGGCTGCTTGGTGGAATCGTCTACACCCGCCAATGGTGACCCAGCTTGCTTCGTGGTACTACGATGGGGGAAATACGGCATGTGGATTTCACGCGTCTCTAGGTGTTGCCAACAAGATCTTACCGTGCGGAACTCGCGTTCTCTTTTCCTACCATGGGAGATCCGCGTATGGAATCGTACAAGACAGAGGTCCATATGTGGGCGGAAGAGTATGGGATCTGAATCAAGGCCTTGCTGGGGCTCTTGGTTTCTCAGGCGTTGATTATGTTCAAACCTCTATTGGAGGATGAGTTGGCACTCAAACCAGAACAACGAAAGAAACTTCCAGACTCAGCGTTTGCTTATCCTGATGCACGTAAATACCCAGTACCTACGAAAGCACAAGCTCAGAAGGCTGGGATCTCGGAGAAGCAGCGACTGAACATTCATCGGAATGCCTTGAGTAGGGCTGCTCAGGAAGCTACCACAGGTAACACGCCTACGGTAGCAAAGAAGGTTGATCAAAGAGGTCCTATAAATCCGAGCAGCCGGGCTAAGAAGAAAAAGTGATTTAAGCTGGTACCCCCCGTGATTCTTAGAGTAACGCAAGGGGCTAAGTAACGGAGGCTTGATACGATCTACAAGCGGCATTCCGGAGCCAGTAAAGATTCTCTGGTGAAATCCACCCTTTGTGGGGTGTGCGCGCTGCCAGAGATAGGGTAGGCGTCTAAGTTTATTCTCGCGGATAGCGGGGGCTTAGGCGTCTACCCGCCGGTTACATACACTTTATTTTTCTATGGAGGATCATGACTGAATACGATTCAAGACCTGATACCTATGCGCACATTGCTGTAGTTCAAGCCAATCTACAGACCGTTGCAATTTTACTGATGTATAGAGCTCAGAATCACGATCGGTCAAAGCTTGAAGAGCCTGAGCTATCCATATTTGACGAATACACTCCAAAGTTGAACGACAGCACCTATGGAAGTGATGAGTATAAGACTTTCCTGGCTGAAATGGGCATAGGTCTTGCGCATCACTACATATACAACGATCACCATCCCGAACATTTTGAGGAAGGCATACACGGGATGGACTTGCTTCAGCTCATGGAGATGCTATGTGATTGGCAGGCTGCAACGCTAAGACACAAAGATGGAGATCTTGAACGGTCTATCGATCAGAATGCTGAGAGATTTGAGTATAACTATGAAATCCGTAATTTGCTGTTTCGAACAGCACAGAACTTGGGATGGATAAAAAAATGACCGATACCGTTAGACCGTATAGAGATCCTATTCCTGGTCGTGGATCAATCGAATTGCGTCGTACAGCAGCAGGTGTGTATTCCTGGGTGATAACCATCTGGACTGATGCGATTGTGACGGATAACCATCTGATGAGTATGGTTGATTCGGTTGAGCGTGTGGATAAGGAACTGAAGAACAGATATCCGGCAGATGCCGCGAGTTAAGTACATTAAACAGCCAGGATTAAAGGATTGCCCAAAGTGTGGATTGAGAAGTGGATGGATCTATTGCCGGAGATGTCATGGTCCTAGGAGATGGCCCTCGCCCGCAGTTGGAGTATCACCAAGTCGAAGCATTAAAGAAGTTAAAGAACGGCTCAATTCTATGGGGTGGCGTAGGTACCGGGAAGACCAGAGTCGCAGTCTCTTACTATCTCGAAAAAGAACAGCCTAAGAACATCTTCGTCATCACCACGGCTAAGAAGAGAGATAGCCTTGACTGGACTCGAGAGTTCGCGGCATGTGCTGTGGGTTATGAGGACGCAACAATTGCGGGAGTTCTGACCGTAGACAGTTGGAACAACATCGAGAAGTATGTAGGTATGCAGGGGTGCTTCTTCATCTTCGACGAACAACGCTTAGTTGGAAGTGGAGCATGGGTAAAAGCATTTCTCAAGATAGCAAAATCCAATGACTGGATTCTACTTAGTGCCACACCCGGAGATACTTGGCTTGATTACGTTCCGGTATTCATTGCGAACGGCTTTTATAAGAATCGTACTGAATTCATCCGAGAACATGTCGTCTATTCCCCCTTCGCCAAGTTCCCCAAGGTGCAACGGTATCTCGGTGTCAACAGACTACAAAGACATCGAACAAGTGTCCTCGTTCATATGCCCTATCGCAGTGGCACGGTACGACACGCGAAGAATATTTATGTGGAACACGATAAAGAACTTCTGGATGCGGTCATCAGGACCAGGTGGCATCCGTATGAGAACAGGCCTATTCGTGACATAACCGAGCTATTCATGGTTATGCGACGTGTGGTCAACAGTGACAAGTCGCGTCTAGAGGCTGTTACAGAGCGTCTAAGCCATCACGATCGTCTCATAGTGTTCTACAACTTCAACTACGAATTGAACGCTCTACGGGCCTTAGAAGAGCTCATAGAGGTGGCTGAGTACAACGGACACAAGCACGAACCACTGCCTGAGAGTGATAAATGGGTATATTTGGTTCAGTATGCAGCCGGGAGTGAATCCTGGAACTGCACTGAGACCGATTCCATGCTGTTTTACAGCCTTACCTACTCGTATAAACAGTGGGAACAGGCTCATGGGAGGATAGATCGGATGAACACTCCGTACACCGATTTGTACTACTATGTTCTACGGTCAAAAACGGTCATAGATTTGGCCATTTTTCGATCTTTGAAGTCAAAACGCAATTTTCAGCCCTCAGATGGGGTGCTTGGCGACATGCTCAAAGGAGGCGAAATTTCATAAGAAAACTCTTAGAAAAGTGCCTGTTTTTAGATATTGGAAACGGGTTGTTCAAAAATGGCCACAAAATTAAAGTACAAAACCCCTGCAAAATGGCACTTTTTCTAGTTTTTGGTCATGCCCAGATTTTTTCCGAAAACTTTTTTAATATGGCCATATCAGTATCTAATTCCTTATTGATCGCACAAAAAATAAAAATAGATATCGTAAACGTATATATAAAAAAGTTTTCGCGAAAAATCTTGGCAAGTTCAAAATGGCGCTTTTAAGGGCCGCAAGGCCGTGTCTTGCCCGAGTGCTGGTTTAAAAAATTGGAGAAAATTCTATGATTGAGGAGTGGAAACCGATAGATTCGTTTCCAGACTACAGTGTAAGCAATTTTGGACGTATAAGATCGGATCGATTCGATCGAATTATGGCTTTGAACCAGAATCAATCGGGGTTAGTTCAAGTTGGAATGGTTCGTGATGGAAAGCAGCATCACAGATCGGTGCCGTTATTGGTTGCCAAGGCTTTCATGCCACGTCATACAGAACCGTACGACACTCCGATCAACTTGGATGGGAATCGGTTCAATAATCGTGTAGACAATCTTAGATGGCGGCCACGTTGGTTCGCGCTTCAGTATCATAGACAGTTCGTTTTTCAGTCTTTAAACACATTAGATATACGAATAATTGATTTGAAGACAGAAGAGATATTTGATGATTCGTTCGAATGTGCCAGACGTTTCGGTTTGTTGGAAAACGATATTATTAACGGAATAAGAAATGGTCTACCAGTCTGGCCCACGCATCAAGAATTCGCTATCTATACAGAATAACTATTAACTAGCATCGTATTCGCAGATTATAACGGAAGGGGATAGAATACCTTTTTTTATTCGACCTGCGAGGTAGTGTGATGTGACCGAAAATCAATACCAAGCCAAGCTCATTAGAAAGCTTGAACGCTTGTTTCCAGGATGTGTGATTCTCAAGAATGATTCGGCTTATCAGCAAGGCATTCTTGACCTTACTTTGCTTTATCATGATAAGTGGGCTTCTCTTGAAGTTAAGCGATCAGCTGATGCCGGAGCTCGTCCTAATCAAGATTATTTTGTTAGGCAATTAAATGAGATGTCGTTTGCAGCCTACATCTATCCAGAGAATGAAGAGGAGGTTTTGATTGCGCTTCAACAAGCATTTAAACCTCCAAGGCGAACACGCGTTTCTAAGCCCAAGTCAGTATCATTGGGTCAACTACACGCCTAATCGCTTAGCTGAAAGATGGACTGCAGCACAGGCTGCAGATTATGGCATTGCTATGCACGCTTACGCCCAAAGTGAAATTCAGCAAGGCCGTCTTTCAAGTCATGTTGGAACATTGGGAATGTACATCAACGATTGCATTCACTACAAGATGACTTGCGAGCAAATTCTCTTTTACTCTGAGAACTGCTTTGGCACATGTGATGCTATTACGTTTCGTTATAGAACTCTAAGAATCTTTGATTTGAAAACTGGTGTAGTTCCAGGTTCAGTTCATCAACTTGAAATCTATACAGCATTGTTCTGTCTTGAATACGATGTCGATCCGTTCAAGATCAGTATAGAGCTACGTATCTATCAAGCTGATGAAGTAATCGTCTATGACGCTGATCCAGAGGATATTTTGTTCATTATGGAAAAGATTCAGGAATTCGATCAACAGATCAGGCAGCTAAGACTAGAGGAGGAGTCGTGATCGTTACACATGAAGATCATCTAGCGCATTACGGCATTCTCAGAAGATCTGGCCGCTATCCTTGGGGATCAGGTAATTCAGAATCTACACGCCATCGTAGTTTTCTTGATTACACCGAGAATCTCAGAAGCCAAGGAATGTCTGATACTGACATTGCTCGTGGTTGTGGAATCACCACTACTCAGCTTCGTGCTGCCAGATCAATTGCTCTTGCTGCTCAAAAGCAAGAACAGATTCTTATGGCTCAACGTTTGAAGGAAAAGGGTCTTTCAAACGGCAAGATCGCACAACGTATGGGTTTGGCTGGCGAATCCTCAGTTCGTGCACTCCTTGCTCCAGGCGCAGCTGATAGTGCTGATGCTCTACAAACCACAGCCAAGATGATCAAGGACCAAGTCGATCAGAAGAAGATGGTTGACATTGGTGCGGGTAATGAAAGTCAACTTGGCATCACTGAGTCACGATTCAAGACGGCTGTTGCGGTTCTGCAAGAACAAGGCTATGAAGTTCATAACATTCAGAACCTTCAGTTGGGTACTGGCAAATACACAACTCGTAAAGTTCTTGCTCTTCCTGGAACAACTTTGAGTGAGGTTCAGCGTAATCGCGATAAGATTCAACTGATCAATGATTATTCAGAAGATTACGGTCGTTCATTTCTCAAGACCGGTGATCCGATTCAAGTCAGTTCTAGACGAATTGGTATCAACTATGCTGAAGATGGTGGTGGTAAAGCAGATGGTGTTATCTATGTTCGTCCTGGTGTAAAAGATCTTTCTCTTGGTGGTAAGAACTATGGCCAGGTTCGTATTGCTGTTGATGGAACGCATTATCTGAAAGGCATGGCGCTTTACAAGGACGATCTTCCAAAAGGCACTGATCTGATATTCAACACCAACAAGTCGAATACTGGTCGCAAGAAAGACGCTATGAAGGAACTGTCTAGCGATCCTATTCTGCCATTCGGTTCGATTGTTCGTCAAATTCATGGTCCTGATGGTAAAGTGATTTCTGCACTCAATATTGTTGGAAGTCCTACCAAAGAAGGATCGGGTGTCGAAGGTTCTTGGGATACATGGTCGAAGACTTTGGCATCTCAAATGTTGTCAAAGCAATCGCCTAAATTTGCCAAGTCACAATTGGATCTCACTTCTGAACGTAGGATTAAGGATTTTCACGAAATCCAAAAACTTACCAATCCTACTGTTCGCAAGAAATTGCTTGAAACGTTTGCCGATGAAACTGATTCAGCCGCAGTTCATCTTCGAGCAGCTGCTATACCAGGACAGGCGACAAAGGTACTGTTGCCGATAAGTTCGATGAAACCGGGTGAAGTACATGCGCCAAACCTGAATAATGGTGATCGTGTTTCATTGGTCAGGTATCCGCATGGTGGCACGTTTGAAATCCCCCAGCTTACTGTAAACAACCGTAATCCGGAAGCTCGTAAGTTGTTGGGTTCACATGCCAAGGATGCAATCGGTATTCATCATTCAGTTGCTGAACGTTTGTCTGGTGCTGACTTTGACGGCGATACAGTCATTCTCATTCCCAATAAGAAGGGAACCGTCAAAAGTACACCGGCTCTTGAAGGATTGAAAGGATTCGATCCGCATCATTCGTATGGACCACATGATGGAATGCGTACGATTGATGGTGGAGTCTATAATGCCAAGGCTCACAAGACTGAATTCAAGAACGGTGATCGACCAGTTCCTGCACGCAAGCAACAGGAAATGGGCAAGATCTCGAACTTGATTACTGATATGACGATTCATGGTGCTGGCCCAGAAGAATTGGCTCGTGCTGTTCGTCATTCAATGGTTGTCATCGATTCAGAGAAACATTCTCTTGATTTCAAAGCGTCTGAACGAGACAACGGTATTGCGCAGTTGAAAGCAAAGTATCAGGCAAAACCATCGGGCAAACGTCCTGGTGGCGCATCCACGCTTCTGTCTCGAGCTGGTGCAGAAGTACGTGTTCCAGAACGTGTTCTCAGAAAAGCATCACAAGGTGGGCCAGTAGATCCAGTTACGGGTAAGAAAGTCTTTGTTGAAACCGGGCGCCAGATTCAAGAACGCGTTCGTACAAAAGACCCCACCACTGGAAAAGTGACCTATGTTTCTACAGGAAGATCAAAGCCTGCAGAAACAAAGCTGAAGAGATTGGCATTGGCAGAGGATGCCACAAAGTTAGTATCTGATCGTGGAACGCCTATGGAGTTGATCTATGCAGACTATTCGAATAAGCTTAAAGGATTGGCCAATGCGGCAAGGAAGACTGCTCTACAAACTAAGCCTATTCAAAGATCCCCGTCTGCAGCAAAGACCTACTCAAATGAAGTGGCCGGTCTTAAAGCAAAGATTAACCTAGCCAAAAAGAACGCGCCCCTTGAAAGACAAGCCCAGGCTTTAGCAGCCGCCCAGGTTTCTCAACGCCGCCAGGCTAATCCGGGTATGGAAGAAGCCGATGTCAAGAAGATCAAGAACCAAGCATTGACTGAAGCAAGGATTAGAACAGGCGCAAAGAAGCAGCAGATTGTACTAACGCAGTCCGAATGGGATGCAATACAATCAGGTGCTATCAGTCATAACATGTTGGAAGAAGTACTTAGACACAGTGACATGGAGACAGTAAAGAAGCTAGCACAACCTAAGACACAACCTAAGCTGACTACTACTGAACGTAGTCGTGCTAGAGTTATGTTGGATAGTGGATACACACAAGCAGAAGTAGCACAGCAGTTGGGTGTATCACAGTCTACTATCAGTGCTGCTATCAATGAGATGTGATCATGAGTACTGATGCTGACTACCCAACACAGTACATGTTAACAACAGTAGACAATCCATTCGATCCGTTCGAACAATGGAACGAATGGTTAGCATTTGATACGCGTCTTGGTTATGATACGCCTGGCATCCTGGCTCGAACAACAAATAATTCAAATGATTTGTCCGAGCCCGACCAGGCTCTGGCAATAGGGAATGCAATCGATCAGATCGTAGCCGAGAACGTGTCAGGAATGCACAGAAAGGTTTCAAAAAATTATTTAGAAAATTTGTAAAACTTTGCGAGCTTGGCCAAAAATTTTTACAAAGGATGTCAACTTTGATAAGGGGGGGCCTAGCAAATTAACACCCCCCCTATGCAT